GTTTTTATATATTATTTTATATGTGTATTGGATGCTATTATACAAATAATTGGAGAACAAAAATACATACAATGATTGATTCGATCTTGATTATCAGGCAATCGTTAGATCAATACATAGGGGAAGTTTTTTATTCATATGATTTGTATATTTTTGCATATCATAATAATATAATTTGGCTAAGGGTGTGCGACACATAGGGCACGGGCATCGAGTGGTATTCGGGATTTGTTTAATTGTAGATTGGATACATTTTTGACAAAAGTGATGACCACATGCTGTCGTATATGTATCCCGCCATTTTAAATTATCGAAACAGATCGGACATGGATCGGTATTTACCGGTGGAGGTGCATTCGATTCTTCGTATATATATTTTACTGGTTCCACATAAATAGGTATTACTCGAATATCTTGAACTCGAAAATCTTGACCATAACTCATAATTTGCTGCGTGATTTCTCGTATCATATTTGCAAGATAGCATTCCAATCGTGCCAAAACAATATATTCGATAACCATATTTACTTGTGGCATATCCAATACAACAGCACATACTAATGCATGTTCTTCGTCCGGTATTTGTGCTTCTCGAAAGTATGCAGTATAACTCTCACACAGCATTTGCGGTGTTAACGCTACTTGCATATGATCGAGTTGTCTAATATACATATTCACATTTGCGACTTTTTCCTGTAATTCATGGCGGTGTTGTTCATAGATAAATTGCATTGTCCTTTCGACCATATCCGGTTTTGAAATAACTGTGTGGAATCCGATCCCAATGTATTGCATGACCACCATTTTCAATAATTTGGTATTGTTGATTTCATTCAACCAACTTCTTATGGTTTCAAGACGTTCATGATTCCGAACTATATTTTTAAAATGTCTGCGTAATTGCAACATATTTAGTTCACAACAACTACGCACATTATGCCCTTCTTCACCACAATATCCACAAGTAGGCAGGCGACGACGTCTGGTTTCCATGTTTAAACTTAAGTGAGATGTTTGAATGTTTTAGTATAATAGTAATCTTATACTAAACCCGAAATAGTTTCAATTTTATTTTTTAGGAGATGCAATTCCAATAACTGCACATGCAATGCGTTTTCCCGAATTGCCAGTCGTAAGTGATGTCTCATGACCACCTTTTCCACAATCGTCGCGATCGGCATGTATAATAAGTCCACGTCCAATAATATTGCATTTGGTTCCGCGCAACTTGATTTGGTCGTCATACATTACATATTTTGCACAACCGTGGGCATCGGTCTTCAAATTGCCTAAATCCCCCACATGACGTTCTTTATCACCGGGACAACCGTGAGTTTTGCCATAGGGATTAAAATGAGCACACATACTTTCGCATCCTAAGGACATGTCTCCGCATTCATGCACGTGAAAACCGTGGTGGGCGTTTTTGCGCAATCCAACTAAATCGATTTCAATACGCACATTGTCTTTGTCCTCTTCTACGAAACGCACAGTTCCGCTGATTTTTTTATCTTGAAAAACCGCAATCGCTTGCATATATAGTTGTATGATACTCTCTTTTTATTTGGTTTTCTTGACCGTTATTTGTTGCAATGTGCTCTTCTTTTTCACTTTTTGTGGATCATACGCTTCGTCTTCGTCATCGGAACCCATTGATTTCGATATTTCCCAGAACTCTTTGGATCCCAATTTGAAATCTGGACGGTTCTCGGCTTTGTACCAGAAAATCTGATCGGTGATTTTATTCGATTTGGCATTGTTATTGATGACTAAACATTCGAAGTTCTCAGTGGTTTGATCCATGACAGTATTAAACGATTCAAATGTTGGAAACATGGAGGCATAATTCTCCCAAATACGTTTGCGATTTACTGCATAAGGTTCTCTTAAAATGAATACATAATCAATGTTGGTTCTCAAATTGGGTGGAATACCGAGTGGATATTGCATGGTAATTATCAACATCACTTTCCAGTGACGACCGTTCATGAAAAGCAATCTCATCATTTTATCACGGGACCAAGTGGCATCGTATAAACAATCATCTAGGATGACGAACGTCCGAGGATCAATGGTGGTTCGACGATATGTTTCCATTTCTTTTTTCACTTGTTTGAGAACCTGGCGTTGTCTTTTTAGCACATTTTCGATTAAAAATGTACTATATTCCTCGTGAATAAAGAGTTTAGGCACATGAGCCGAATAAAAACCGTTTCCGGCTTCTGTTCCTGAAATAACGGTTCCAATAGGAATATCTTGATGATGGTATAATAGATCCTTGACTAAAAACGATTTACCTGTATCACGACGACCAATCATGACAATGACGGGACCCTTGTTCTCATCGGGTTTAAATGTGATATTTTTCATGTCAAACTTTTTCAACTCTAATGCCATTTTGCTAAACTTATACTATTTAGGGATTTTTATTTGGAAGTGATGAACGCGATAACGATTATTGTTTACAATCGTCCCGGGTTGATAACGATTATTGTATACAATCGTCCCAGTTTGCAACAATCGTTCACAATGGCAATATTATATGTTCCATTCAAGATATACAACTATGGCAAAATATTTAGGAGAAAAATGGATCGAGTTTGAGAAAGAAAATGTGTATGATATGAATGCTTTAGTCGAACATATGAAAGAAGAATTGGGGCAAGGAGATGTGGAACAAGGATATCATCCCTTCCATATACGTGATGTGCAACTCTATAATCCAGTCTATTCATGTTTCACGGATCTAGAGAATGTTTCTCTGAAACGCGCATTCAAAATGGTGAATAGTTATGAAATTATGGATAGTCGAAATGGAGAGATCAAAGAGAGTCCTACATTTACCAAGTTCTCGCCGCTATTGGATCCAGTCAAGTATATGATTGGGAAATACAATAGTAACGATGAACGATTGTTGCAATTGCCTAAAATGGGCGGCGAGAATGCTAACGTATTTCCCAAATATGTAGATAAAAATAATGTTGCTTATGTCGATTGTTTCTTCAGTTATTTAAGCAGTCGATTATTACATGATTATGGATTTGTGCACGGTATTGATTTTTATGGATGTTGTACGGGTATTCAGGAAAAATATAAAATGAATGTGGCTGACGATTTGGATTATATATGTGAATCCAAATATTTCCATGAACATGTTGGTAAATTGTTTACGATTTCAGATGAGAGTGTTGGTCAAGTAGAAACCAATGATTCGCGTTGCAACAAAAAACGGTTGGAAATTGGTGGGGATGATGATGCGGACATTGATTCCGTCATTTCATTGGGTGTGGAATCGATTGACGGGGATGGTGATGTAGATATTAGCGATGATGTCGAAGAAGTCTATGAACGCGCATCTGTTTCATCATCTTCAGAGGAGGAGGAATCGGATGATTCGGACTCGGACTCGGAAGGTTCGGAGAATACCAGTTGCTCGGATGAAACAATGAGTTCATCTGGATCTGAATCGTCAGATGACTCTGAATCGTCAGGATCCGAATCTGGATCTGAATCGTCTGGTTCATCTGGCTCGGATTCAAGTTCCTCAGAAGAAGAAGAAGAAATATACGCATACATCAACAATTTCCCAGTGCAAATGATTTGTCTAGAAAAATGCGAAGGAACATTCGATAGTCTTTTGGAAAAAAGTGATATATGCAGAGATGATGGTATGAGCGCATTGTTTCAAATTGTCATGACTCTCTTGGTCTATCAAAAAGTCTTCAAAATGACCCACAACGATTTACATACCAACAATATCATGTATAAGAGCACCGATGTTGAATATTTGTATTATAAATATGGCGGAAAACATTATCGCGTTCCTACCTTTGGACGTATTTATAAAATCATCGATTTCGGTCGCGCGATTTACAAGTGCCAAGGTGAAGTCTTTTGCAGTGATAGTTTTGCACATGGCGGGGATGCATATTCGCAATACAATTGCGAACCATTTTTCAATGAATCCAAACCGCGTTTAGAACCCAACATGAGTTTTGATTTGTGTCGTCTAGGATGTTCCATGTATGATTTTTTAATCGACGACGAAGATGTCTATGAAGATTTAGACGATTTTCAAAAAATAATAGCGGATTGGTGTAATGACGATGAGGGTAAACATATGCTTTACAAGAAGAATGGTCAAGAACGTTATCCAAACTTTAAATTGTATAAAATGATTGCACGCACTGTACACAAACATACTCCTGAAAATCAATTTGCGAATGGATTGTTTCGTGAATATGAAGTAGATAGTGCCGAATTGTGGACACCATATATGGATATTGATGCTATGCCAACAATATGAGCGAAGCGACCAAAGCAAAGCGACCTACAATAATATCTATGCTATCATATATAATGATGTGGCATCATATGATCGTTCTTTTCATCCTTTTCATAGTTCTTTCTCCAGGTATGGTTCTTACCTTACCACCAGTCGGCAAGAAAATCTTCTTTTCTGGTCTAACCTCTAAAACTGCAGTCATTGTTCATGCGGTCGTTTTTGTTGTTTTAGCCCATTTAGCATGGCGCGTTATGCATTCTCTTCATACTAAACCAGTTGTTGAAGGTAATATCAGTGATATTGTAGAGAAAGCAATAGAGAAATCGATACAGGATGCGAAGCAGGCACAGAAGGAGAAGGATATGATTAAAAAAAATTCTAAAAACTAAAAATAACCATGGAACAAAAATATGAAACACGAGGGTTCATATTTTTATGAATATTTATAGAACTACACTGTATTGGTG